CCTCCCCTTCATACTCTCCCAGCAGTTCTACGAACCTCACTTTTACGACGGATATGCTCGTGTTGGGAAGCGGGTATTCTACGGTAAGCTCGTCGGAGGCAAATCTGCAAAGAATGAACTTCCCGAAGACGCGTAAGTCTTCGGGCGTTACAGTGCGATCCATGGGCGTGTCTATTCTGATCTCCTCGTAACTGCCTTCGTCTGATGCAGATGTAACTCGCCTTACGATCCGCGACCCGTCCTTCAATAACATCCATATCCTTTCATGTCCCAGGTAGGTCAGACTGAAGGAGCAAGGTCGGATCTTTATGATGTCGGAGTTTTCAAGAACAGGCTCATACAACTCAAAGCTATTCATCCATACCGGAAGCCAGAACTTTTGCAGAGAAGACTTGCGGTCTTCAAAGAAGCTTATGAACTCTTTCAGTTCTTGCGGACTGTTGAACTGGAAAGTGTATTCCAGTATCATCCCTGTTCGCTCTACCGGTCTGCGAGATTCCTCCACTGTTCCCGGGAAGCCTATCCGGTAAGCAATGGATATGTGATCTGCAAGGTTCTCCGCCTTCGCGGGTTGAGTCCAGAGGATGGGGTCGCTTGTTATGCCTGTTATGCTGTCAGCCATTTCATACCTCCCTGAAGAGCATCCAGCAATCTGCCCGGTTCAGCGATCTGAATCTTATTTCAGACTCTTCCAGCCAACATAGGACTACTGGATAGACAAAACTGCAATCCGCCGGGAAGTTCCCGGAGATGGGGTCTTCCAGATTGAAAGTATTCGCAGAAGTGTCTACCGAAACTACTCGCCCTATCTCGAACTCCTCAGTCCGAGCATTATAAACGCCAACGAATTCTGCTCTGGGAGCGTTGAAGAACTGATTCAGATCTTCCTTGACGGTTATGGAGGTATAGCCTTGCAAGTTTCCTGCTCCCACTGGAGTAAGCCTCTCCATTACAACCGCGACTCCAAAGACTTTGTCCTGTCCGAACCCAGCGAGGCTTTCCGTTAAGCCTTGCAAAGACGGGTCTGTGAGAATCAGGGAGAACTCCAGCTTTCGCTTGATCCCGTCGTCCAGTTCTCTTCGGCACTCTTGGAACTTTTGCGTTACGGCTTTGACTATCTGACGGAAGTAGGAGATTTTGGTTTTTTGGCTGTGGATTACAAACTTCGCCGGTAAGACTCGGCTACCTGTTACCGTCAGCTGAACTTTTATCAGGTCTGTGTTGAATTCCACTGCTCCGTCCAGAATAGGCTTTCCTTGCAGAGAGACTTGAATCACTCCTTGAGCCTCTTTCAGGGGCAGAAGGTTCATTGGGAGAGTCCCAAAGGAAACTTCTACTCCGTCTATGCGAAGGTAGGAGATGTCTTGAAGAGTAAGAGTCTGGTCAAAATGAGAATTCCACAGGTAGAGGTCAAAAGACATTGTTTTATAAACGAAGCCTAAGTTCAATGCGGGAGGAACTACCCAGAGGTTTCCATAGATTATGTCCTGCAGATCGGAAGCATGAACTCCCAACAGGGAAAGGGCTGAATGAGTCTTACTTCCCAGCGTAAGGCTTCCTCCTCTTCCGGCTACTCCGACGCTCGCTTTGCCGAACACTCCCCAACTCAGTTGGCGGTAGAAGAAGCCGGGCTGGGGATAGGCCGCAGGTTCGGGAACTACTCCCTCAGTCATCATTGAACCTCCACTGCTATCGCGATAGCCTCTTCAGTGTAGTTTAGCAACGGAAAAGCTACAAATTTCCTCGTTCCAAACTGCATAATGTCTCCGGCTTTGGTATACGGATATCCTTTGCAAGCATAGTAAGGCATCTCCCCGATGGGATAGAAGTATTCATTGGTTTCATCAGTTTCGTATATTGAGACAATTGGCTTTATCAAGCTAAGCCTAAGATATGACTGGTTTACAACGACAGCCCAACCGTATCTGAATCCGTGCTTTCCCCAAATGCACCAGTGAGAATCGCAAGGCTTCAAGTGAGTTATATAGTTGGGATTCCAGTCCATCTGGTATACTATTTGCCATCCGACTGAGAGTCCAAATTTGTCCCTCGTTACAGCGTTCTCCCCGCCGTAAAGGAGACAAAACTGTTCTTCGCGTCTGCTCCCGAGAGACCCTGATTCCATCCATGGAATGATCTGGTTTCCCCACTCGTCCCGGATCTCAATGAAGTCGAAGAAAAGAAAATTCCCTTCAGTGTCAGACTCATTGTAGAGATCTATTCCTCCTATTCCCATTCCCAAGATCAAGCGATCCGGGAATATGTCGGAAGTCCAATCCAGTCCCGTCGGGGCTATCGCTTCGGATTTGTAGCAGTCGTAGAAGACGAACAGAGCTTGTTCGTTGGCGAGGACATATTGCTTCCTCATAGGGAAGAATAGTTTGAACTCGCCGTTCGATCCCGAAGAGTCTCCCGGTAGTGGATTCCACTGACCCGGTTGCTCGTTTACCGCCTTTGTCTCATCAAATCCCCGATTTGCATACAGCGATAACCTGTAGAAGGAACAGTCCCCTATCGTCTTTAAATGCCCCTTCATGCTGTAGTAGAGGTTTCTGCCCAGATGATTGGAATGGAGATACAGCTCTCCGGAGTTGCTAATATCGTCCTTGTCTATCGTCCAGCCGTTGTCTGAAGCACAGTCTTTGAGATTTGTAAGGAAGCTTTCTACATCATTCACATTCTCAAAGACATAGTAATTACATGGCAGAGCCATATCTTGCCCTCCTACGCTTCCAGAATAGCCATAAAGTCTTTCCACTCATGTCTGAAAACATTCTCAAAGCATATGTAAGTATCGTCTCCCGCTGTTATTTCGCTTTCGGAGGATGAAATCGCTCCGGGTGCAAGGTAGACGCCTTCCAGCTCTCCCAGGATTTCCTCCTCATGCCACCACAGGTAGACCGGGAGCAAAGCCCTCTTGGCAGACTCGGGATAGTGAATCTGCTCCAGATATCCCGTATCGGCTTGAAGCGGAAGAAAATGGAAAGGACTGTTCCACTCATGACTCAAGTAAGCGTTCCATCTATTGTCCGGAGTTACAAAGCAAACATTATGTGCATCAGGGAAGAATCTCCTATGATCACTGGTAGAGGCGTAGTCGTAGTCCTTACAGTCGCTGGATATAATGCAGAGCGGATAAGGATACTCATGAGGTAAGCATAGCCTATTCAACAACCCCAGATAGAAGCAACCGTAGTAGCCCTGAATGTGATCTACTCCGATGATTCTTTGCGGGCTTACGAATATCCACAGATCCGTCTCTCCGCTCCACAGCTCCAGAGAATACTTGTTCAGAGGCTCTCCCAGCGTTGTGTCTTCAAATTCCATTTCCTCCTGAAATCCCAGATAAGCCTTTAGCTCTATCCGTCCATGAACGCCGTCTGTGTCAATGAAGGGTCTTAGCCCTACATAGATCTGTTCCTCTCCACTGTAGCCCGGGGAGAACAGGATCACTCCTTCTCTCTTCCATTGGTAGTCTATGTGGACGGTCTGCCCTGCTGTTACAGATCCGCCTGATAGAAACCTTACTCTTCCCAGAGGTCTGTTTATTTCGTAGTCTACGCCTTCCTGCAGTGTTGGAGTGAAGGACTCTTCATAGGCGTCTGCAGAAGGAAGATCTATCCATGTATCCAGCTCCTCTACCACGATGTCATGAGAAATGTCATAAGACGATACGCCTTCCTCTTTAGGCAAGACGCGATGAATCGTCCATCCTGCATCTACTACGAAGCGGATCAGATGCGTCCACAAATCTCTGAGAACATAGTCTCCAGAAAAATGAAGCTTTCCTGAATACATGGCTCTACCTCGCAATCATCTTGCGTATCTTGTAGTTGTTACGAGCTATGATGTTCAATATAGCATCCTCCCCCTGAGGAGAGGCGAGGAAGTCTCTGAACAGTGATGGGTCTACAACATTGGTTATGTTCAGCTGAACCGGGGTCGGCTCCGGCTTCTGTTCTATCTGAATAGGAATCTTTCCGCCCTTGAGCGGAATTACAGCTTCGGGATTCCTCTCAGCGAGCATCCCCAGAGTAGGCTTGACTACGATACCGCCTTCCTGAAACGGTAGAATCTGTCCCAAGAGCATCCCTCCCGCAAGAGCCAGCCCAGCCCCGGACAGGATCTTACCGAGCGGAGCTCCGCCTACTCCCAGAGTGACGCCTCCCTTCGGGAGAGGCATAACCCGGACTCCCGGGATCTTGCTTAATGCCTTGAAGAGCCAGCTCGCTTCCTTTACGGTAGGAGCGGTTAGCAACCCTCCCAGTCCTACTCCTGCCAGCCCCAGCAGAGGGCTTCCTGCGAGAGCGGTCTTGGCTGCAGTAGCGGCCGCCCTTCCTGTTTCCATTTTTCTGATTCCCAGGATCCAGTCTACCGTGATTTCAGCCAATCGCTCGCTGAAGATTCTTACCATGCTGTTCCAGAACTCAGTCCAGTAGCTTCTCAGACTGCGAAGTTGCCCCGTAAAGGTATCATAGAACAAGTCTGATAACAGAGACCGAGACTCTTCTACAAAATCCCGGAAAGACTCATAGGCAATCTCAGCAAAGCTTCGTGCTTCCCTCTTCATCCTCTCATAAGCAATCCTTACGCCTTCTGCAAATGTCCCGAACCTGAGGCGATCCTCCTCCCACGCTTTCCTCTTCTCCAGAGAAGCCCATCTCTCTGCAGTGACAGAATCGTGTGTGATGTCTATGAACTTCTGCTTTCGCCTTTCTATCAGTTGAACTTGGTAGCGGAAGTCTGAGTAGCCGAACTCCCTTAATGTCTCATACATAGACAAGTAAGCTTCCAACTCCTCCTCAGTCAACTGTTTGACCTCTTGGACTCGCCGTCTAAGAGACTTGACCGTTTCATTGACGGACTCTTGTTGCTCGGCTATCTGCTTTCGGACTTCTGAGAAAAACTCCTTAATGCGGTCTTTGTTCAGTGGTTTCTCTGCCAGAGATGCTAAGTGCTTCCGGGCTTCTTCGGAAGTCTTTTGAGCAAACTGACGAAGCTCCTCCGCTGTCTCTGTAGACCGGGAGAACAGCTCTTCGTCCAGCTGAAAGAATTCTCTCAACAGATGAACCGCGTAAGCCCAAGTTGATTTTCCTCTCCGGTTCAACTCCAGCTCCCAACGATCCAGCAGTTCTATCAGGCGACGATCGGCCTCACCCAATTCGCGATTGAGCCAGCCGAGCAGAGGGACTTGCTCCGTAAGGCGGTCTATCCGCTCCAGTCCTTCCGCGATAAACTCAGCCAGCCCGGCAAATCCTATCTTCAGCAGATCCCAAATCTCCATCCATCCCCTGAAGCTGTCTCCTACCAGAGCCGCTCCGGTAGCTATTCCCTCCATAGCCTGAATGATGTCTTGAGCCATCTGCTTAGCCCACTCGTCCAGTCGCCCTTCGGCCTTGAGGCGGTTGATGCGGTTTAGAAGCGTCTGAAGTCCTATCTTCAGGAACTGGAAGACCCCAGACCGCATTACCTTATCCCTGAACTGGAACCACGCGTCTTCAAGCATGCTCATAGTGCCTTCCCATGTCCGGGCTAACTGATCGGTTGCTCCCCGGAATTGACTACCTGCCTTAGTCCACTCACGCCAGAGGATTCTCCGCGTCTCTTCGGCTGTGTAGGAGACGCCAGCTTTGAACCCGAGCATTGCAAGGATTCCCCTCTCGCGGAACAGGTCGGCTGACTGAGCTCCCGCACTATACATTCTGATGAACTGATCCGTAGCCTCCCGGATAGACAGTCCGCTTGCTGCAGCGAGGTCGCCTATCAGAGGAATCCACTTCTCTATCTCCTCCACTCCTCCCTTAAGCACTCCGGCGAGCATTACTGCCGATTCCATCACTTCTTTGTATTGGAACGGGACTCGGCTCGCATACTCAGCCATGTCCCGGAATAGCCTGTTAGCTTCATGAACGCTTCCCAACAGGACTCTCAGCCTCGTCTCGTAGTTCTCCGTCGTCTTGGCTACTTCCATAAACCCTTCTGAAAGCCTCTTCAGCCCCCACGCTCCTATCAACATTCCAATACCGGCTTTCAGTGATAGAACTACTTCACGAACTTTGGACAAGGCTCGCTCAAATCTCCTTAGCCTCCCCTCTATCCGTGCAACATTGCGATTGAGGGCATTCAATTGCTGAGAAACTTCAGCGACTTCCTTCCCTACATGGTCAAAGGTTTCTGCAAACTGCTCTACCTTTTCACTTCCTTGATCCTCTACTGTTAGCTTGAACTTTATCTCCTTCGCCATCGCCCGCTCCTGTCAGATAGAATCCGACCAGGTTTACTCTCTTTACAAATTCAGAAACCGGTTCAATGTAATACTCCCTGCAAAGGATCCTGACCATTTCCATGTTGATGCGGTAGCCTCCCGGAGTAGCCTCCAGTAGAGGAAACTCATTGACGGCATACCAGACGAACTGATTGTTCTCGCAGAGTTCAACCTTTCCACACTCCTCACAGCTGGGTCGCCGAGCTCCCATCTTCCGCAAAACTTGACACTTCTCACACGAAACATCCGCCCCCCTTCTTATGTCACGGATCCTTCTGCTGATCCACTGGAGGAATTGTTCAAGTTTTTTTCCTCCTCCCTTTTGTATTCCTCAAACTTGCTCATCAGTTCAGAGGCTATTCTCACGATAGCCCCGCCCATCAGCGGATAGCCTCCGTTCAGAAGTGCGACTTTGTTCTGCTTCGTGCAAGGAATAGGCTTTCCACTCTCATCTACTACTCCTTTCCAGTCGCGGACTATCTGATCCAGAATCTCCGCGTCTCGCTCGTCATCGTCAGGATTCTTCAAGGCACGCCTGAGGATCTGAGGAGTCAATGGGTAGATCAGGAATTGCACTTTCCTCCTTTCCTCTTTGGGGTAAGAGCCTATTTCGGTCGCGTCAAATTGAGGATGATCCCCGGCTACCCATACAGGCTCAGGAGTAAGCTTGAACTTGATCATCTTTCCCCCTCCTTCATCATCCGCTAAGCGGATTTGTGCTCAGCGTATTCACTATCTGGACGCCTATCACGGATGAAGTCTCCATACCGCTGGGAGCAGATTCGGGTTTGATCATCCTTCCCTCAGCGACATGGCTGATAAGCCCGGGGCTGTCTACATCTGCACTTCCGCTTGTCCAGACAACCTTTGGAATCTCTATCTTCAGCTGATACTTCACAGAAGTTCCCGGGATCAGGGGCCCCTCAAACAGGAAGTCCATCTTATAGGCTTCTTGGCTCTCTATTGCACTCATGAAAGTGTCTATATTATACTTGTCAAAAGTCAGGCGGATGGTAGCTTCTGTGAAGTCATCCTGAACCGGTTCACTCATATCTGTATAGCCGAGCTCGTAGTTCTCTCTGAATGGACGCTTGAAAGTGATCTCAAAAGAGGACGGAAAGATCCTGTCATCATCGTCCAATGCCTCGTCTTCGGTCTTGTTCATACGGACTCGGGCTTTTTCATTTACCTGGCATACCAGTCCCTTGCCTTTGTAGGTCACGGCGGATAGGCTGGAGTCGGAGTTTACCGGGTTCTCAGTTTCAATCTTATTACCCAGAAGATCAAAAGACACTTTAGCCAGCTCGCCTACCTCCCCGCTAATGGTAAAGCCCGTGATCTTTGCGGAGGGTATCTCCCATACCCCTTTTGGAGTCTGGGACTTCTTGATAACCAGCGTTGCGAACAACCCCTTAATGGAGTCGCTCGCCTGATAGAGATGAGAATAAGCCGAACTGCTATCAATCTGCTGAGGGTCTGAAGAAGATCCCAGAGCTAAAGCAAAAAGAAGATCCAACCCCTCGTATCTCAAATACCCCTCAATGCTTCCCTCGACCTTCTCCTTTGCCTTCATCAGGCTGACTGGATCGGACAGACCCAAACTATCGTCCGCTACGAATTCGGGAGCTTTTGCTCCCAACGCCTCTCTGGTTATCAGAAGCCCGTCGCCCTCTCCTACTGTAACGGCTTCCCTCCACGTGGACGCTTTCTTGACGGCTGCAATGATTTCTCTACCTGTCAGAAACATTTTTATCCCTCCTGAACAGTGAATTCGGTAACAGCTCTCAATGTTATAAGAGCTACTCCATACTGATCCGCTACTCCTACCTCAACATTCATCTTCAGCCCCCAAACCAGCCCTCCCAGTTCGGGCTCTGAGTAGACGACTTTCTCCACATCAGCTACCAGCTTCAGAACCGCGTCCATAGGTTCTTCGTCCTTTACATAGCCATAGATCTCTATTGCGATGGGAACACTGAAAGTCGCCTGATCGGCCGCTTCGGACTCTACGACTTCTATCCCAGCCAAGTAGAGATGTGGAAAGTCCATGCAGTTCTGTAACTGAACGAAACCTTTATCAACCCTCCCCTGCCAGCGATAGTTGAAGCCGGGAGGAGAGGCTTGTTCCAGCCTCTCCTTCAGGCTGTTCATTATCTGAAGCAGGCGATTTGCTACAGCCATGATACTCCTGCAGCCTCCAATAGAGTGATGATTGCAGGCATTTGATCCCGGATAGCAGGTTCAAGCCACTTGCGAGGCTTCTCCGTCCTTCCCGGGATGAAGACCCTCTTCGCGAACACTACCCGCCCGTCCACTTCAAACCTCAAAGCCTTCCTCCTTCTCGGTCGGATCTCATGCGGGGGAACAGTAAACCCCAGCTCCCATGCAGCTCCATACCATACATTTGTTCCTACCTCTACCCAGTAGCGATTGCCTTGCTTGAAGCAGTCCGTTGGCGGTCTTTTTGTTACAGAAGAACGCAGTCGCCCCGTCCGGACTCTCAATGCTCCGCCGGTAAGGTAGTATGTTTTGGCTCTGAGGAGAACCAACTCCGCTGCATTACTGAGGGCTCTCCTCAGTAGCTTCTCGCTCCGTCCCCGGGACAACCTGAAACGCCTTCTCCACTCAAAAAACCCTTCTGCCTGAATCCCTGCCCTCATCTCATCCTCCTTTCCCTTTCAGCCAGCTCTTCCAGCTCCGGTAACAAATTCCTCTCCACTCCATAGGTTATCCCGCCTCCGCCGGCGGGATCTGTGCGACTCCTCACATGCCACTCGTGGTTTTTAGCCTGCATAAACCAGTAGCACGCCTGCCTTATCAGAACTCGCCGAATGGACTCGGGAAACTCGTCATAGTCGTATCCCGCACGGTAGACTATCTTCAGCCAACTGCCTTTGGAACACGGGTAGTAGAGTATTCCATTTTCCCAATCCACAGAGAAGTCTTCATCCTTCACTTCCCTGTCATCCTCCCAGACATGAAGAACCTCCCTTACCGGGTAGTTCCTGAGCAAAACAATCCCGTCGCCGGAGCAACGCCTGAGTTCCGTATGCTCCTTCAATAACCACTCCCTCTCAGTCAGACGATTCCATAGATCCTCTACCGCCCTCGCGAGAGAGTCCAGCAGAGAGTCATACTCGGTCGTATTCAGACCCAACTCTTCCTTCAGATCATCCCGCGTTATCAGCATTCTTACGCCTCCTCAGTGCCTGTAGCTGATGGGCATCCACAGTGCGAACCTCCCATAGGAAGCCTCCGCATCTACAGCGAGCTCGAAACTTCTCCCCTTCCAAAAGATCTACCCTCTTCCCACATCTGAGGCATGAGACGACGAGGCTTTCCCTCACGCTAAACCTCCCTCCCGAGCAGTAAGGGCAATAGAAGCTAACCCTGCCTTCTGCAAGCCTAAACTCCCTTTTGCACGATTCGCACTGAACTGTTACGGCTTTGCCTGGCATCCTCTACCTCCACTTTGTTGATGATAGCAGAAGCGGTCAGAGGCTGATCACAGTAAGGACAACGATTCAAGCCGGCCGGGGCGGAAAATTGATGCCCGCATTTGGGGCAAAGGTAAAGCCTGTCTTGGCGGATCATGATCTCCCTCCTTTGATGGGATGAAGGGTGGGGGGAAAGGAGCTTGGGGAAGGAGGAGGGAAACCCAAGCTTTCCTCCCCAACTGAGGATTAGCTTGAAGCCGTCTTGAGGCGGACGAAGGCTTTCGGCAGAGCAATTTTCATTCCCCATCTCTGATAGAGCTTAAACCTCGTCTTATTGCTTGTCCAGAGCCCATATGGATCTACCTGCAGAGTAGTCGTTCCCAGTCTCCTTCCTACAACGAAATACTTGAGGTTGCCGAAGATGATGAACGGAGTATTTGCAGCACTCTCTGAAGGCATCTTTATGACCTCAGTATACGGGTAGCCGTAAATATTCCCTGACACAGGATCTCCGATCGTGTTCAGGAAGATGGGTCTTCCATCGCTGTCCTTCAGAGTCCTTACATAGTGGAGAACCTGCCCATGCATATAGAACCTTGCTCCCTGCTTTCTCACTCCGTCAAGCTTAGCTATCATCTCACTGAGATGATCCGCTGTAAGGTCTGAGAAGTTTGTCTTCCCGGTTTCCATCTGAACCGTATGACCTGCTCCGAGCAGAAGCCCTGTGCAGACATTGCTTCCGTCCCCGTTAAACGCCTCGTCGTCCAGAGCAAGTCCTGCTGCCTCAGCCAGAGCTTCAGTGAGCCATGAGACGATGTCTGTTCTTGCATCCTGAAGCGTAGAATTCCTTACTGCAGAATAAGCACTGAGCTCCTCAGCCTGAAGCTCTACTTCGGCTACTGTTGGCTCAGACTCAATCGTAGTGCTTCCCCATCCTGCTGTTGCTGACTCTACCTCTGCAGGAACAGACTGCTTATCAGATGTCATATCTCTGACGCTTGCATACTGAAGGACGACGCTCTTTTCCCTCGCAAAAGCTATGATTTCATCCTCCACTACTTCAGGCACTGGAAACTCATTGCCAGGATCGCCGATAGCGGTCTTTCCGTAAACCTCAGAGAACTTGGCTCTGGCTGCAGGATCTTGGAACACTCCTGCCTTGACAACCAGAGTAAAGTATCTGGCAAGCTCCTTTCTTGTCTCCTCATCAATTACATGAGATGGATGATAGAACTTGTCCATGAGCCTCCTGCCCTGCTTTGCGAGGTCGTAGCCTACGATCTCCTGAAGCTCGTCTGCTCCCTTCCCTCCTGCCTCTGGGGATGGAATAGGGAAGCCCTTCTTTGCAGCTTCCTTGTATGCTGCAAGTTCCTTTTCCAGCTGTTCTACCTTCTCCTTGATCCCGGCTACGCCCTTGACCGCAACAGCAAGATCCTCTATCACGCCCTGAAGCTCCTTGATGGGGTCTTCCTTCTTGACTGCAGGAGCTGACTTCCTCTTGAGCGGAACTCCCTTCTCATCATAGAGCTGGACTTCGGGATTGAGGATTTCATCCTGAGTAGCCTCTCTGAACTGCCCGTTTTCCTTTACATAGAACTTCATCTCTCTCCCTCCTCACAGTTTTTTCAGTTCTTCAGTGATCCTCCTTAGCTCCTTGACCAGTCCTTCCAGCTCCTCCTTCCCGGGCTCGCTTTCGGCTTCGAGGATGATGGAGTAGAGGTCAGAGGAAATGTCTTTGCTTCCCTCGTCCCCTTTGGAAATCAACTCATCAAGAGCATTGCGAATATGCTCCTGTCCTTCCTTGATAGCTTCCAGAGTCTGGCGGATCTCTTGAAGGCTACCTCTGACCTCTTCGTAGTCTTCAAACAGCTCACGCTCAGCCTCAGTAAACAGATGATATTCAGGCACTGGCTTATCAAACCTCCTGTAATAGTGGGCGAGGAAATTGTAAGCTCTTTTGCGTTCCGCTTCCGGAAGATCTACTCCTCCCCTCGCTCCAAGCACGGCCGCCATTGCAGCCTTCACGCCTCCCCATACCGCCTTCAGCTCGCCACGAATCACATCTGCGAAGGGTAGCTTGTAGGATCCGAAGTTGTCCGGCTTATCCGGATCGGCTAATACTACGAAGGCTTTTGCATACTTCTTCCAGTCTATCTTGTCTTTGTCTCCGCTACCGTCGCTGGAAGCCCAGCGGGCGATTCTCCTTCTGGCTGCATTCCCGTCCCAAGAAGGTCTTGGATCCAAAGGCAGGTTCTTATCGCCCACGATTCTCTTCTCTTCAGTGATCGTCTCAGGAACCTGAACCATCACTCTGTCTGTCTCCTCCTCTACCTCTACTCCTTTAGCCTTCAGATCTTCCAGCTCAGTGAGGATGTCATCCTTGCGGTCAGGCTCAGGAATCTGATCTCCTGTAAGCCATGAGGCGGCCTCTTCAGGAAGCCCCATCCCCTTGATCATGTCCTGAACGGCGTTTGGGTTGCTGGGAACAGGACATCCGCTGATCTCCAGTAGCTCCTGCTTCAGAAAACGCCTTCCTACTCTGACGACCTCGCCGTTGCGTTTTTCTTCCAGAGGCTCCCACTCCAGAGGAATAAAGCCGACGCTGGCTGCATTTATGATCCTCTCCGCGTAAAGCCTCAGGATCATGTCTGCAAAGGGATAAAGCCCCTCAGTTGGAAACCTGATTACCGCCTCCATGCGAGGAGGCTTCCTTCTACGGATCAACTTCTGGGTTGCCCCGATCGGGACGCTCTTATAATCATGAGCCCAAAGAAAAACAGGGTTCTTCATGTAATTGTCCAAGATCCAGCCATTCAGGGATATGATATCCCCGTCGCGATCCTTCGTCTCATCCGTAGCGGTAAGGATTAGCGTCCTTTTCTTCAAGTCCACTGCCTTGACGGCGTGGACGACATCTGAACCCCAAACTTCCTTGTCTCCTCCCTTGATCGCCTCTCCTGAACTACTTTTCAGTATGTAAGCCATCTTTCATCCCTCCTGCTCCTATTATAATGACTCATCCTTTGCCCAGTCAATATATCACATCAGGATTGTATTCTATTTTTGGAAACTCGCCCTCCGCCTTCCAATCGTCTATCAAGCCCTTCCGCTTCAAGTAGTTCAGAACATGAGCTACATAGTAGGGAGACTTTTCATTGTAAAACCCAAGCGGATCGTAGAAGACGAGTGGCGTCATTTTCAATGCATCCTTGACAGTGATCTCCCTACCGTCTTTGATTATGGTAAACTTGACACTCATGATAACGCCCCCGTGATTATTCCATATACGATGGAGAAGTGCTCCCAGTCTTCCTTCATGAAAGCCCGAAGCCGTTCAGGCTCTAAGAACTCAGGCAGTCCCATAGAGACTACCTCAGAGGAGACGAAGTTCGGGTAAACCCTTCCCACATAAACATCAATGAACCCCTCTACCACTGCAAGCTCGTCATCGTCGTAAGGAAGCCCCGTCAACTCCTTCAGAGACTTGATGACTGGTTGCCCTCTCTTGTCCTTCCTGGCTCGGCTTAAGAGCCATTCCTTCAGAACATCTCTTATGTGGCATCCGCCTTTGCCTGCTCCGGGTCCTAATAGCGAGTGTTCTACATGATGACCGAATTCGTGAGCAAAAGTGTTAGAGGGAACTAAACGGTCGCCTCGACCCCACTCCATGCTCCTGACTGCTATCTTCCCCTCATCCCAGCCTGATCTCAGGTAGTAACTGCGGAAGTCCTCGCCCTTGAGTTCTACCTCCAGCTTGCTACGGGCTACTCTCTCCAGAACCTCGCGTGAGAAGAACCTGCCCGCAAACCGTGCCAGATACTCCCTGACCCTCTTTACTCCGGGATGTCGGGATGGAATGACTTTTTTGAGTAGCTCCTCCGCCTCCTCTTTCTTCAGGTTCATAAGGAGTTCCATGTCCAGCTGGTCTATTCCTCCGTAGTCGTCTACGAGCTTGCGAAGCTCCCTCATGAAGTTCTTGGCTCGCTGAAGGGCTGTTTTGCCGTAGGCTCGGGGCTTACTGGCATATTTGCGGATTAGCTTCTCCTTTTTCTTCAGAAACTCCTGTTTGGGGTCTGTGGAAGGGATCAAACGGAGACTCTCAGGAACAACTACCTCAATACATCTGCAATTAATTACTTCCCGGGCGGGACCCGCCGGGTCGCCCGGAAACCGGAGGCTTGCTCCTCCTACTACCCACATCTCATCCTTTTTCTTGGTCTTCCCGTGCATAGCTCTATGGGTAGGCCTTACCCGCTCATCCAACGCCGTAAACCATCTGACCTCAGTATAATCGGTCTTCATAATCTGCTGATGACGGCCGTAGTTTGCAGCCCCGATGACCTCCGTCCTCGCGATAGTCCTCGCCCTATGCTCGGCAACCTCAAACACTCTCTCTACACGCTCAGCCAATTCGTCAATGCTCTCTCCCTGCTCCATTCCTTCGGCAAGCGTCCGGGCGAGCTGACGCTTTATCGTGTCTATGACTCCCGTGACCTGAAGTAGCTTCTTCGCAAGAAACGAGACCGCCTCAGGATCAGTCAGATCAAACCTTACTCCAATCCCCAACTCCCTGCCTATGCTTTCAGCCCCCTTCTTCATAGCCTGGGCGTAGATCGCTCCCGCCAGCTTTTTGATCTTCTCCTTCTCCTCACGCCAGTCTTCCCCAGTCAAGTCTTCCACGCCCTTACGCTCGCCCCTGAATAACAGCTTCAAAGCCTTGTTCTTCATCTCCCGGAAGAGCTTCTTCACATCCCTCTCCAGCTCATCCTCCAGAACCCTCACTCCCCTGATGAAGCTTTTCCAGTAGCCCTCGTAAAGCTTTTCCAGATCTGCCTCCTTGAGCTGTTTTCCCCCGCCCTCCTCGTCTTCCTCTTCGTCCTCCTCATCCTCCTCGCCCCCTATGGGCAAGACATTAACAGGAGCATACCAATAATCCCTCCATGGCTTGGGCTCAAAGCCTAAATTCAGTCGCTCATTTATCTCGTTAGCCGTAAAACCGAGCTTTGACAGCTTCAAAGCCGTGTCAACCTTGTCCTTCAAGTCCTCTTGCAAAGCCTCTACCGTCGTCAAGTCGAACTCCACTTCCAGATCCGAGTCTCTGAACAGGGAGAAGTTCAGTGCACTCTGAATAAGCCTCATTATTGGGATGCAAGTTCCCTGCCACCACTCCTTCCTCTGCTCCCGGGCGGTTGCGTAGTTGAGATCGTCCGTTACACTGATAATGACCTTCTTCATCCCGAAGATCTGCAAGATTCGCTCCTGATTGAACCTTCTCAGATCGTAGAACTCCATGTCCTTATGAGAAATAGCGACTTGCTGATACTTAAGCCCCCGCTCGAGAATCATCAGCCTGTGCCCCTTCGTATAACCCTTGTGCCGAGCCTCTATTTGCTCCTTCAGTCGCTGGAACTGATGGTCTGACAGAGACTGCTCGGTATAGAGAACGCCCCCGGGCATCGCTCCTTCATCAAAAAAGACCGCATTATAGTAGGCGGCCTTGTAGTCGGTCATGATACTCATGTATCCCGCCTCGAGCGGACTCAGCCCCATCACAGGATCATAAGGATTCCAGAACCAAATGCTTACTACCTCATCCACGCCCAACTCTATGCTCTCCCTGACCCCACTCACTGGATTCGGGCGATACCTCCAGCCGAGCAAATGCCCGGTCGGACTGCGGACAGGCTCCATATTACGCTTGCTGACTACCCACAGACTGTCCGGGACGCCTCCTGACCTCACAATCCCGGGCGGATAGGGGATTACCCATACATGTCCGTCCAGCATCAGGTAGCTTACAATAGCCTCAATGAAGCTATACTGATCCATCAGGTAGTTCGGTCTCCTGAATAGCTTCTGCCATGGATGATCCTTCTCTACCGGCTCCCTTCCCTCATCCCAGACGCGATAAACCCTGAGCGGGACTTGCGAAATAGCCTTAGCAGTAGTGGAGATGCAAATGTAAACCAAATCGCTCTTGCGGTAAGGTTGTTGAAGCAGTTCTTGCTCCCCTCCGCTACTGGCTCTGAACAGAGCTATCCAAGTGCTCTTAACGGAAGATAGCGTCTCTATTAGCTTCTTCAGCCTGCTCATCTCACTCCTCCCTCAGCAGGAAGTCAATCAACTCTTTTAACTTCTTAGTTCCATACCACATAAGAGCCAGAATCCAACCCCCGACCGCACTAATGATCAAAACCCATTTCACTGCCGTCCATAACTCCTCCATCGCCTCTACTCCAAGTAAACTTTATCAACCCCAATGATCTTTCCTTCCCGGACTCTTGCGACCGCGTAGCCCAAGATAACAGGCTCCATCTCCATCCGCTCGGCGTAAGTGCTCACTCCCAGAACGAAAGCTTTCTGAAAAGTTCCCGTGTTTACATACCATCTCATGTCTTCAGGGATAAAGTCGCCCTGACGGGCTTCAGTATAGCGATGAACGATCCTCTCTCCATCGTCTATCAGATAAAGCCTCTTCTTAGGCTCAGCCACTATGAGCTTATGCGTATGCCCCTTACTCATAAGCAAGGCGTCTCCTGCCATGTTCTTCAAATGTCTTTTCAGGATAAGCTTCTCATTACTTTCACGCCGTTCAGGATCGTCTGCGTAGCTTCGGATTAGCCTCCTACCATGGGTCGCGTAATGTTTAAACAGTAGCCTCCGCCCGCGATGTCGGAGGTAGGAGATCTTTGCAGTCAGCGTCCCATATTCCACTCTCCTCAGCCGATGCTTCTCCTTCAGACGATTCACTATCTCCATCCCCCAGTCTCCGCTTCTCCATAAAGCCAACTCATGATTGCCCTGCAAGACTACCAAGAGACCGTCTCCGAGCTGGCTCAACAACTCTGCTGCATCCTGAACCTGCTCCAGTGGGAAGTTCTTATGAACTCTGGGATCATATCTGGGATCGTCTACCCGGATAGCCTCTATCACATCTCCGTGACAGACCGCGTAGTTCCTATCCGCAGGAAGCCCTGCGTAGGAAGACTGAAACTGATTCACGAAAGCTTCCCACTTCTTCCTGCTGAAGAGAATACTACCTATATGCAAATCCCCGAACAGAAAGAGGTTAAAGTCTTCAGGCATACGAAACTTCAATAAACGCATCCCAGCCTCCTCCTTTCACAAATCTTGGTTGAACAGTTAGTGCAAGTAGCCCGGGAGTCTCCCCTCATGGGAGCCCCGCAAAGAATGCACCGCCCCTCCCTCCTCCACTTCTCCCGATACATGCGTGTGTATTCTGAATGTGTCATCCCTCGCCTCTCCAGATACCTTTGCAAGTAGAAGCGGAGCTTCTCCCGGCAACGACTGCAATACCTCTTCCCCTTTCCATCAACTCTCCTCCCGCACCATGGGCATATCCCTCGCCTTATTCTCTCCAGTCTCCACAGATAAACCTTTTCACTCTTGGTCAGCCCTGAGAAGGGATCAGGAACTTGCATCCTCTCTCCTCCACACTACCTTCTGCCCCGGCTTCGGCTGAGCTGAATATCTCTCCTCCATTCCCAACCAGATCATCTCTGGATCCAAGAACTCCCTCAAAACCTCTACCACTCGCCTGTCGTCGTAAGGCTTGCAGCTGTTGACCAACAGGTTCATATAGCCCTGCTCCGGCCATGTATCGGCTACTACATAACTTTCCTCCAGCTCCTGAGCATACAGCTTCCTCTTATCCTTCCCCAGTCCGTGCAGCGTCTGATAGCCCAGAATAGCGAAGCCCGTTGTTCCCAGCTCTGGGACTGGGTAGCGGACGATCTTGGGTCGTCCATGTGGAGTCATTCCTATCCTTCTAACAGTAGTCATGAGGAGCTTCTTCATCAGCCCCTCGTCCATAATCTTTTCGGCGGAAGCCCTAACATGGAACACTCTGATCTTTCCTTCCTCAAGTCTTGTAGTCATCTCTGACCTCCTTTGTTTTTGATATTTCATTCAAAGCTCTTTCCAACTCGGCTATCTTACTTTTCAAGACCGCCTTCATAGCGAGATCCTGCAACTGCTCGGACAGTCTGCAAAGCACGAGCAGGGAGTTCCTCGCTACATGAACGAAGTAATTGTATTCATCCAGCGGAATAAGAACCACTTTCATGCTTTCTTCTCCTTCAGGTAGTCTTGCAAGAAGCGAGACATTTGACGATCTCCGAACCACCAAGTAAAGCAAGAAACCGTCAGGAAGATCACAGCATCCACTGCACGGGAGAAGATCTCAGACGCCACTGCAGGATCCAGTCCCCCGCCTACCGCCTTCAGTAAAGCGTAAGCCCGCCAGACGAGCCAAGTGGTTATCACGGCTTGATAGGTCGTTATAGCGGGTCTCATGGATCTTCTCCAAACCTCTACTACCCCATCCACAAATCCAATCACTACCGCTCCGAGCAAGGCGACCGGTCTTAGCCTCCCCCTTACTTCCAGCAACCTGTCCATCAGCTCGGATAGCCTTGTTTGGGTATCTCGCTCAGACCGAACGGCTTCCAGATATGCATCCATCTCTTTCAGGTCTCTTCTGACTTCAGCCTCCACTGTCATAGATTGAATACGAGCTTCGGCTTCCGCCTTCAGTAGCTCCTTCTCCTTATCCAACTTCATAAGCTCGAACTGCAACTCCTGCTCCCTTTCTTGGATCTTCAGTTGATGGTTCTTGTAGTTGAAGTAAGCAGAAATCGCCGAACCTATCAGTCCTGTGATTCCTCCCAACAAGCTTTCAAACAACATACCTTTCTCCTCCGACCGTCGTTATTCTGATGAACTTCTCCCCTACTCCCCATAGCCTCCGGGTCAGCTCGCTCAAAGCAGGGATAGAATACAACACTGCCAATTGCCCATGCAGAGTCCCGAACTTCCGTCCTACCAAGATGCATCCCCGGGAGTGAGTCTTGAATCCTTTTTCCTCGTCTCCAGCAAAGTTTCCATTATGGATCAAAATGAAACTCCGCCCGGGAACACCCAGCAGGCGGAAGCTTCTGCGGTAGCCTCTGAAGTAATGATTCACGAGGCGATAAGTCCCTTCCGGGATGCAGGAGACCATAGGTCGGTTATTCTTCCATGGAAGCTCCAGAGTGCAGTAGGTTTTTCCATCGGGAAGGATGAGGATTCCCTTTGTTCCCTGGTCGCTACTCTCGAACCTTATCAATAGCAGTATCATTCCATCCTCCTCAGAAGCTCATTCAGCTTGACCTTTAACTGCTCTACCTCTCGGATCAGTTTTCCGCCGTTGAGTAAATCTACTTTTGTGCGGATCTCAGATAGCATTTGCTCCATCTTCTCAATCCTTTCGTGCAGAGAAGACAGAAGCCGGTCGTGCCTCAAAATGATTTCTGTCAGCTCGTTTACCCGCTCTTTGCTTGTAAACCGATCCAGTATGCGGTAGAACTCCTGCTTGTCTACCTTTTGGGACAAATTCCTCCACAGAAAGAAGATGAAAGTCGTGTAAAGAGACAGGATTCCGATGCCTAATCCGACCATCTCCATGACTGATCCCTCCGCTACTTGGAGTCCCATGTTATGATGTCCTCCTTTACGCGGACTTTTTCCCGGACGACCGTGAAGACCCGATCGCCCTGCGTGATTTCTACCTCCAGCCAGTAGTCGCGAGCTTCCAACTGTTCCATCTCTTCTGCAGTGAAAAGAATAACGAACTTTCCCAGGTCTGTAACTTTTACCTCGTCGTCGCTTCCTCCGACGACATTTGCGGTAGCCTTTTTGATTGAAACCCCGGACAGGTCTGTAAGCTCTGCACGAATCTGACTCCCGGCGAGGTCTATCAACTCCCCGTTAGAATCCCTCACTTCACACTCAATCTCCAATGTATCCCCGCGATAAACCTCTATCATCCCGCCCTCCTGACTGTTATCTTAAGGCTACGAGATCGTCTCAGACAAGCAGAGATCTTTGCTACCTTCCTGCGAGCCGTCAACTTAGCCTTTCTCTCTACCGCTACCTTAACAGGAACAGGATAGTGATTCACTTTCGCTTCCTCCCCCAGCAGAATGCTCCCCAGAATCATCATAGCTTTACACTCCTGTAGTCGATCAGATTCCCCTCTTCATCATACTGAAGATCCAGCCGGTATGCTGCAATAGGATCTCCTCCATTCTCCAGATCTTCCCGGCTTGCGTAAAGCAGAACCTTTGCTGACTTCAGTTTCTTTCTCCCTCCCGCCTCTTCGTAAACAACATCCGTCAAGCGATAATTGTGCTGAACTAATCCCAGTATCAAGCTTAGAACCTCTACCAGACTGCTGGTCAGAGTCGCTATCAGGTTTCCCTCCCCGTCGAACTGAAGCCGGTCGGTCTGTGATTTTATAGCCTGAACGAGATCCTCCAGACCACTCACATCGGCTTTGTAATCGTCGGGATTGGACAACCCTCTGTCAGGATAACTCCAAACATCTGCAGGCGTATGAGAACTGCGTGAAGATATCTTAGCATCAAGGTTGTCCAGTCTGCTGTCGTCAGAAGCGAGTCTGGAGCTGATGGGAACATCTATCTTCGGCTCAACCTGATCTCTGTGAGACTGAATTTCTTCCATCAAATCTGCGAGAGTAAATGAAGGAGGGTCTATTGTAATGTCTATGTAGGCAGGAGGATTGTTAACATAATCCTCATCTTTCAGAACGCTTTCATACAGAAGCTCCGAACCGTTCCAAATCTGAATCTTGAAAGGACTCATTATCTCCCACTCGTCTTCTTCGAAGGCGTATCTGTTACCGCTTCCTATGTATTCCGGATATCTCCCTCCATCCAGCTTGGCATAAGGCATTTCAACAACGAAGTAATCTCCCGTCGTCATGTATTCGCCTACCTTATTTCCGTCCTTGTCAAACACCCTGACGATAAGCCCTGTAACAGGATTTCCATCGCTGTCTATAACTCTGAGGTTAATTTTATACTTCCGCCAAATCACTGGATAACCCGTTGTCCCAGCATGGTAATAAATGTAGACTTTCCACGAATCAAAATAGCAGTTGATAAGATATCTTTCTTTCACTTGGTTGACATAATTGTTATACTGTATTGCGTAAGTGTTTCCGTAAGCTTTTATGTTCTCAAAACTGCTCGGCCCCGATGAAGAAGTTCTTATTCCGACATACTGACCTTCAAGCCTTACATCGGAAATCTCCACTGGCGAGTAGACATTCAATCCTGTCTTCTTAATTCGAACGCCTTGTATCCTTACTTTCGGAGTCACTGACTGAAAATGAGCATAGGAGTCTACTATAGAACCGACGCTAATTACCACGTCCCCAGAAGGATTCATAAAAAAGCACCAGTCTACTGTGCTGTTCTCTCCCAGATTAAACCTTCCCCAGCTACCCCCTCCCCAACTACCGGAGAACAAAAAGATACCTTGCTGAAAATCCAGAAAAGCGTTATCTTTCGCATCGACCAACCTCTCGCCGTCCTCAGTTATAAGCTCTTTGGGCATCTCGAGACAAAACTGTTTATCCGCGAAGTATGTCTCGGTTTCGCCGTCTCCGAACTGCAAATATGCGTTTATGAAGTAGCTCTTACTCCCTGCTTTCTCCACTACTCCCCATCCATTATCTACCGACGCCTGATAAATGTCCTCAAAAGTGCAGGGGCTACTCTCGGAAAATCCTACTACCGTGATTGTATTGAGAGTGGGATCATACGCAATAGGCATCCTTTACTCCAGAGGCTCATTAAGCTCGTTGATAGCTCGAGCCTTGCTCAAGTCCAGTTTTACTTCTACTTCGCTTACCTCTATCCAGTCCTTCTCAAATTCCTTCAGATCTTCTGGAATCCTCACTCCACTCAACTTCAGCTTCAGAACATACAACTCCTTAAACCGACCGGGAACTTTGTCCCATTCCATTTCATACCATTCGTCGCCGTAGGGAAACAGGATCACTCGCCGATCCTTTGCAAGACTCACTTGGATTTTGTTGAAAGGAACTTTGACCTCCATAATCCTCTGCTCCTCCGCTGAGACTTGCATCTCCTGCAATAACAGTATACCTCATCCAACTCTACCTTGCGAGGATACCATATTATGTAGATCTTCTCCCTGAGTCTTCTGTGAGGATAGAGGCTTACATATCTGCTTCTCACATACCTGTGAAGCTTCCCTGTGTAAGGATCACGCTCGCCTTTCTCTATGTTGCACTCCACTCTGAAAACCCCGAAGCTTCCGAAGGCTACCGGCTCCAGATTCTCTAATGTGTCTATCATTACATCTATTGTCTTATCAAGAATCTGCTGAACCTCCTCTTCAGACCTCCCGGTAGCCCCTGCTACAGCCTCTACCAATTCCCTATACTTCATCTTTCCTCCCTCCCGTAGCTAATT